CATGCTCAAATCTTCCCCTACCCCGGCGTCTTTGACTGTATTGAGTTTAGCTAACTGAGCCGCAGTCATGATTAAGGCCATTTTGCTTAGGCAGTCCTGATAATCATCCACCTACCCAGACTAAACTAGTTGTCCCTGCGATAGGGGAGATATTTTAGTAGTTCCCATATATGGATATTTCAATATACTAGTATTCTATTTATGACAACAGAAAAGAAAACCAAAACGACAAAACCAGTAGATGCAGTAGCTAAAAAAACCGTTGCAAAAACTGTTACCCCTGCACCAAAGCCAGTAGCTCCAGCTCCAAAGCCAGTAGCTCCTGCGAAGAAAAAGAAAAGTTTTCTACGCAAGCTTATTGGACTAGGTATCTTCTAATAAAACTTTAAATAGTTTTAATTTAGATAATTAACGTGACCACGGAGCACCGCCGCGCACCAAGACGGAAAATAGTCGAAGTGAGCCGGGAAGGTGCTTGGGGAAAAGTCAAATATAAGCACATCCTTGAGTGTGGGCATACCGAGATAAGGGATAGGGCATCATCTACTCCAAGTCTTGCTTGTGCATGGTGCCTAAGGGTTGATGTAAGAACAAAAGAAATCAGTGCTCTCTCTCGCGGAGGACGTGCGCCATATGTTGATACATCCCCGCATATGGCGACTAGTGAAATCAATCTAAGTAAAACCCGCGCAGTAATATCTTCAAGGTTTGGGGTCCCCCTCGATGCTGTAGATATTGTATCTAATGATGTCAATGGAAATTTAGAAATAAATTATGCGATAATTTTTCTTTCTTCGGGGGACGTGGCTAGGCTGATGAAACTATAAACACAACTAAATCGGGGTCCTATGAACAGCGTTAGTAAATTATTCAAAAATGTATCTGTAGATGCAAAGTGTCTTGGGAAAGAAACGAGTATGTGGTTTCCTCATCATGACAGAGGCACTAAACGTGACGAACTCCATCGACAAAAAATAAGAACGCAAACTGCAGTTGCAATATGTAGGACGTGTGAATTAAAAGATGATTGCTTGGACTACTCTCTCGTAAATGAACCATATGGAATTTGGGGCGGGAAAACCGAATTAGAAAGAGCCTCGATAAGAGTGGAAAGAAACATAACTTTATTTCGCGAGGGCACAATATTTGTGCCAGGTCTAGGCAATAGAAGTGCAAATGGTGAATCGCTTGCACTACAGCCAAAGAGTTTTCTGAGGCGGAATAAGATTCAGGACCCTAGTTGATATGTCAAATCCTGGCCCAATAGCTGAAAATTTTCTTACACGTTTAACTGCTGTCAAGCAAACAAGTTCCGGATGGCAAGCAAAATGCCCGTGCAGAAATGATGACAACAATCCATCTCTCTCAATTGCTGAAGGCACTGATGGGAGGATATTGGTGACCTGCCATAGAGGTGGAGGTTGCGACGTAAATCAAATATGTGCAGCGGTTGGTTTGAAGATTCAAGACTTGATGCCCCCAAAAGAAGAACGCACTGAAAGAAAAGAGAAATTAAAATTTGTTGCGTCGTATGATTTTACTGATGAGCATGGCCACCTACTTTTTCAAAAAGTTCGATATGCCAACCAAGATGGCGTCAAGACCTTTAGGCAACGAAAACCAGACGGCAACAATGGGTGGGTTTATTCATTAGGGGATACACCAAAAGTTTTATACAATTTACCCGCCGTCATAGATGCTCGCAAGAACGGGCAACCCATTTGGGTAGTAGAGGGTGAAAAAGATGCAAACACACTTATAGATATGGGGCTATGCGCAACAACAATGCCAGGTGGTGCAGGGAAGTGGCTGGACATACATACCGAGGCCGTGTCTGGTGCCTTGGTGGAAATCATCGCTGACAATGACCAGCCTGGCAAATTACACGCTCAACAAGTTCTTGAAGAGTTAGTAAAAGCTGGATGTGATGCACAAATATGGATTTCCCCTAAAGCCAAAGACGTAACTGACCACATAGCCGCAGGCTTAACTCTTTCTGATTTAATTCCACTAGAGCCACAAGTTGTCGAAGCAGAAATATCAGAATTGAACCCAAAAGATTTAGCAATAGTTCGACTCAAAGAAGTACTCGGTCGAGATGATTTAGATTCTCAGCAAAAAATTTCAAAGTCATCATTAATCATCGCGGCATCGACAATAGTTGACCCTGGTGACCCTGGCCGACTTATCCAATGGAATGATTTTATCAATGAATCAAGTAGCGATACATATGATTGGGTTATCCCAAATTTAGTTGAACGTGGAGAACGGGTAATTGTTGTTGCGGCCGAGGGTGTCGGAAAGACCATGCTTGCACGGCAAATTGCTCTATGTGCATCATCTGGTATACATCCATTTACGTTCCAGCCAATGAAACCAGTAACCACGCTCACTGTTGACTTAGAAAACCCAGAAAGAATTATTCGTAGAATGTCTACTTCAATAATAAATAATGCCATGAGTATGGGAAGGGTGCGTCAGGTACAGGCTTCGATATTGACTAAGCCTGCTGGTATGGATTTACTGAAAGCTACTGATAGAGCGATATTAGAAGAAGCAATCGATAAAGTAAAACCAGATATCCTTTTAATAGGCCCTCTATATAAATCCTTTGTTGACCCAGGAGGCAGAACATCGGAAGCTCTTGCTGTTGAGATAGCAAAATACTTAGACACAATTCGTACTGTTTATAAATGCGCACTCTGGTTAGAGCATCATGCACCGCTGGGAACGACTATGTCATCTAGGGACCTAAGACCATTTGGTTCTGCTGTTTGGTCCAGGTGGCCAGAATTTGGAATATCACTACAGCCCGACCCAACCTCGGCGGAACCATATGTGTACGACGTTAGACACTTTAGGGGGGCTCGCGATGAGAGGCCATGGCCGATAAAGATAAAACGTGGGAAACGCTTCCCGTTTGAAGTATTAGAACAGTCTAAGATGATTGTATGAGTGATGAAAAGTCAAATAAAATCTCAACGCGAGAATTTATTAGTGACAGAGACATGCGCATTTTTAAATTACGCCAAGCTGGGACATCCACTAGCGAGATTGCGCGTCGATTTGGTGTAACCACAAGCATTGTCTCACGTGCCATTCAAAGACAATTACAAAAAATGAATAGCGAGACGCTTCTTGCATATCCAGAAGTGTTGCGTTTAGAACTTGAACGTCTAGATAATCTCCAGCAAGCAATTTGGCCCCTTACGCAGCATAGAAGAGTTGTTATGGATGATGGGTCGGAAGTCGCTGTTGAGCCAGACTTGAAGGCAATACAACAAGTACTCGGGATAATGGACAGAAGGACAAAACTCCTCGGGATGGACCAAAATAATTTGAATGTTCAAATGGACGTCAAGTCCTCTACGACTGAATCAATCAAAGCAACATTGGCTGGTTCGGAAAGCTTAAAATTAGCCGTAAATAGATTTGAGCCTGAAGCAGAAGCTAAAAAACTTCTACAATTAATGGGGATTTCCGGCGTATTGCCCCAATCGGCTATAAATCAAATTCTTGGGGTAGGCGAAATAGAAGATGCTGAAATAATCGATAACCATGAAACCGATGAAGGGTTGGACGAAAATGAGTGATAATCAAAAACAAAACGACAACGATAATCAAGATGACTCAAACCTCACTGCGGCGATGAACCATGTTGCGGAAAATATCAACCTTACGGTCGCACCAATGTCAAAAGTTGATGATGCTCCTGCCGATAAGCAAGTCCTAATTAGGGCAACCGAATATGACAGAACTAGATGGAAAGATGCATCAACAAAATCAAACATAACGCTTTCGTCATGGATTAGGGAGACATTAAACAAGGAAGCATCCAATGTTTTAGATTGTCCACACCCGATGAACCAAATGAGATTTTACCCATGGGCTACAATCTGCCTCGAATGCGGAATGAGATTTCCCGTTTCCGGATAAGCAAATATTAGTCATTACTATCTCAGCTCATTGTTGGGACGACATACAATATAGGTACCCCTATGTCAGAGCCAATCATTATCAATCTTGACCATTCTCCACGAGATGAAAGGCGTGCAAAACAGACCAAAAGTGCTACATCGAGACTGGGGAGGGCAATTGCGAGCAGAGCCATCGATAGACCCAATATTGGTGTTAGGCACCAAGATAGGCATATCGGTGATGGGGGCGGAAAACTAGGTACGGGTCGAATCGACATACCAACCGGTGGTGTTCGCGGGTCAAAAAAACCAAGCGGGAGACATTTAGATTTTGACCTTGACGGTTGGGCAGATGAAGGCACAACAAATCCTGTCTGGGTTGGATTGCCTAGTGGTAGAGACAGACCAACAATTAATCTTAACAACCAAAGAGAACGGCCGACAATCAATTT